ACTCATCTATATATCCTTTACTATATATTATTATAAATATTCAAAAACAAATATGGGTATGGGTATAAAAAGAGGGTAACCCGCACAGGAATACACATTTTTTAAGTTAGGTTCCCTTTAAAACGATAGAAGTAGTTTAAATGGTTAAGGTATTTAAAAAAGCACCCCTATCAAGAAGATACTAGAATCCCTCTAGCCGTGAAAGTACAGCTTTGAACCAGAACAATTAATCCTATGTCTCCAGGTTGTTCATAGATTAGCACTCTCTCTTCTCCACTCTACCTATTGGTATTTCGTATGCTCTTGAAGAGGTATTCCTATATACGTTCTAATCCGTTAGTTCCCGACGTATATAGTGATGAGGTTCACCCCGTATCTTTCGACACCAGTTTACCCTCTGTTATAATTTAAGTGGCCCTGGCCACATCGTAATGCTTACAGGCTTATAACTCCGCCCACCTGTATTGACCAGCTACTTAAGTATAACATCATTTATAACGAATACCATCATGGTATACTAAAAGTAATCAAATAAACCAATAATAATGGATAAGAGTAAAATAACTATAAAGTTTACAGACAGAGACGGTGCTAAGGACATTATGGCAAGTCCTGCTTTTGTGGGTACTGATGCAAGAGAAGTGGGTAGAGCTATAATTCCAGGCGAATTAGGTACCCTACGTGGCATTCTTTGGATAAATAAGGATATGATGTTAACTCATGGAGACTTCTTTCTAAACGGATTAGAAGACTATGTTAATGGTGAATGTAAGGCTTATGAAGAGTTTATAGGTTATCAATGGGGCGATAGTGAATCAATAGAAGTATTAAATAATAAAGGAGAATAGTTATGGCATTAGTACGACCTAATAGAACAGAAGCACAGCGTAAGGCTAATCACGCAAAGAATTACGGTAAAGATTCTAAACTACCAGAGAGGAAGTTTAAGAACAGAAGAACTATAACAAAGAAAACAACTAAAGGAGAATAACATGGAAGACAAAGAACAAGACATTTGGAAACGTTACGAAGCATTAGTAATAAGAAACGCTACAATATTAGCCGAATTTAATAGACTGGCTAAGATAGCTAAAGATAGAGGCATCATCACAGTAGATGAGAAGACTGGTACTTACACTGAAACACCAGAAAAGGTAGTAGTAGAGAAAAAGTAAATGACTGAAGACAGGCTATACGACTTTGAAATGGGGGAATTTAAGATAGACTTTAATCCCTCACAGAAACAATTCCTAGAACAATCTATGGGTAATGTAAGGTACATAGGATTCGGGGGTGGTTTTGGTAATGGAAAGACATTAGCTGGATGTATCAAAGCTTTGCAACTCGCGGCAACTTACAAGAACAACCTTATCCTTATAGGAAGACTTAAAGGTACAGACCTAGAAGCCTCCACAAAGAAAACCATGCTAGAACTCCTAGCTCCCTGGTTTGAGAGTAAACAAGCTTACTATAGGGTAAAGGAGAATAAGATAGTACTTGAGAACGGTAGTGAGATAGTGTTCCGTCATTTAGAAGAAGTAAGCAAGTCTGGTATACATGGTATGAACATCGGTGGATTTTATGTAGACCAGGCAGAAGAGATAGAAGAAGAGGTGTTTAAAGCCCTAACATCAAGGCTTAGAAGGAAGTGTTATGACGAAGAAGGCAATGAAGCCCCTAGAATGGGTATTGTTACCTTTAACATGCACGGGCATAACTGGTTATGGCGTCTATTTAAGATGAACCTACAAAAAGACGGTACCCCAGTTAGTAATCCAGAAGATTACGCGCTAATTGAAGCTTCTACTATGGATAATAAAGAACATTTACCTGAAGACTACATAAAAGACATGTTATCTAGAGATAAAGAATGGATAGATAGGTATGTGTATGGGTCTTGGGACGTCTTTGGTGGGCAGATCTTTAGTGAATTTAATGAAAAAGACCATGTAATAAAGCATAGAGCCCCAAATCCTAGTTCTGTACGGTTTATAGGCATGGATCCTGGGCATGTAGACCCATTTGCAGTGATATGGTTAGCTATAGAACCAGGCGGTCAAAGATATATCTATGATGAGCATTATGTTTCAGGTCAATCAACTAAATGGCATGCTGACATCATAAAAGCTAAGACTGGTAACATGCCAGCAAGGGCAATATTCGTAGATGCAGCCAATGCACAGGTAATAACAGACCTAAATGAAGAAGGGATACATTGTATAAAAGCCAGGAAAGAAACCCTCCAAAGCTCGGCAGATGTCTATGGTGGGGGAATTAATATTTTAAAAGAAATGTTGAGATTAGACCCACTCACCAATAAACCTGGTATAATAATATCAGATAGGTGTCAGAATCTTATCTACGAATTACAACAATACGCGTGGAAGCAGCGAAAAGGCGAGTTGAACGCACCAGAGGTGCCGCAAGACAAAAATAATCATGCCATAGATGCTCTAAGATATATAATCCTAAATTATTTTGAGGACAGTCACCACACAGGTCGACCAGTCAGGATGGCATAACTATGGCAAAGAAAAACAAGAAAGTCACTATTGATGACTTACAAGAGGGACAATTACTAGGTAACGTAATGTCCAGGTATCAAAAATCTCAGGCATTTTTCGAGAAGTATCTTAACAATAACGATACTTGGTACGCACAATACAGGAACATATCCACCGCACCTTCTAATGAGTACAGATCTCAGGTAACTATACCTGTAGGTTTTTGGACTATAGAAACAACAGTACCTAGAATGGTATCTAAGCCTCATGAATTTATCATGACGGTTAGAAACACTAAAAACATGGAAGCTGTTGCTCACGCAACTCAAGCTCATGCTTATTACGACTACCTACTAGACCAAATGCACATCCAAGATAAAACAGAGATACTAGCTAAAGACATGAAGATCTTTGGTAACGGTTTCTGGAAGTATGGTTGGGACTCAGCAGCAGAAGAACCATTCATTTTAAATATTCCATTAAGACTTCTAAGGATAGACCCTTCAGCTAATGAGCCAGGCAATCTTCAGAAGTGTAGATACATTATTCAAATATTAGACAAAACAGTAGATGAAGTAAAACATGACCCTAAGTACGCAGAAGGACTTAAAGGGTTCGATTGGGAAAATCTAGGCAACACAGAGGATACTAGCACAGAGACTAACAGAAATAGAAAGACTAGACTATCTATGCGAGGACTACAAACAGACATTAAAGATCCAGGAGAAAAGACTGTTGAGATTATGGAACAGTACGGTTGGATAGAGGGTACGCGTAGACTTATCACTGTAATGAACAAACAGAAGATTATTAGAAATATAGAATGGAAGCATGACTTCTGGCCATTCGCACTAGCTGTAAACACACAAGACCCAGACAACATTCTAGGTATTGGTGATATAGAACCAGTAAGTGACCTTATTAAAGATGTCAACGACAACAGAAGACTTAGAACAGATAACAAGAACATCAGAACTAACGTAATGTTCGAAAGAATTAGAAGCGCTGGTGTTAGAGATGAAGAACTTCAATGGAGACCAGGTGGAGTCATAGACTCAAGCATACCTAATGGTATTACTCCAATCGCTATACCTGATACTACAGGTGGTTCACTAGAACAAGAACTTCATGATTTAAATACAATAGAAAAAGCAACTAACACTCCAGCTCAGATTCAAGGCCAACTCAAAGGTACATCTGATTCAGGAGGACTACTAAACAGAACAGCTACAGCCTTTGCTGGAGCACAACAAGAAACTAACGTCAGATTCAAATACCAATCTAAGAATCTAGACAGAGCAGTAGAAGAGACACTCACAAACCTTTGGAAGATCATCCAAGAGCATACACATACAGAGCAAGTAGCTAAAGTAGTAGGTGAAGATGATTCAAGGAAATTTGTAGAGATTCCTTTAGAAGCTATTAAGCAAGAATACATTATAGATATCAAATTCGGTTCATCAGCACTAGAAGATCAACAAAAGCTGAGAGAAGAAGCAATGGTTAAATTGCAGACACTTTCCAACATATACCCAGAATCAGCAGAATTATTTGTTAAAGACTTCCTAATTGCTATGGGTGATAAGAATATAGATGAAGTAGTCCAAATCATAGCAGCACAACGTAAAGCTACAGAAGAACAAGGCAACTTACCTAAACCACCACAAATCAACGTTTCACTAGGTGGAGAAGATGTTAACCCTATAGTAACTAACGAGATACTAGGACAATACTTCCCATTAAGCAAAGTAGCTACAGATCCAGCACTACACCCAGACACAAGACTACTCATGTTCGGACAAACACCAGAAGCACTCAAGAGGGAAGAACTAGAGTTAGAAAAAGATAAGGTAAAGATTGAAATGTTTAGAGCTATCACAGATGCCCAAGCAACAGAGAAACAACTTTCTAACGAACAAGTTAAAATCACAGCAGACATACTAAATAATGAAGAGCAAAATGCACAAAGTAGACAAACAACTACTACTGACGCTAGTGAAAAGTCAAACGTGGAAGGAACTGAAGAGACTACTGGAGAATAACAAGAAAGAACTGGATAAGGTATTGGCGCGCAGAGAGAATACAAGAGACTTCGACCAATACATTAAAGGCCAAATCTACGAAATAGAATTTTTGATAGAAGAGAGATTTGTAGACGGGACAACTCCAGTCAATTTAAAATAATACAATTCGCACATTAACAATCAGGTATATAAAATAACGTATAAAACCATGCCAGAACAAGATATAGTTCAGGAAGAGGGACAAGCCGAGTTAGCCCCTGAAACCATTGAGCAATCCTCTGAAGTGGATTCAACCGAATCCCCTGTCGTAGAGACAGACAAGGATCTCACAGAGTGGGCTACTAATAAAGGCTACTCAGAAGACGACCTAAGCGACCCTAAAGTTGCTAAGGCAATTAAGATGGCTAAAAATGCAGAGAGCTTTGCTGGAAAGCAGACAGCCCAAAAGCAAGAAGAGCCACAAGACGATGTAGATGTAGACAAATGGATAGAAGACCTTCTTGGATCCCAAGATGAACCTGAAGTCCAAAAGCAACCATATCAAACCTTACCAGGTTTCGATCTAAGCAATCTAAGTCCGCAAGACAAGCAAGCTTTAGACCTTATAAAGGCAGAAGCTCGCAAAGAGGCACAAGCTGCAATGGCACCAGCACTAGCTCAGGCTAGGAAAGCTGATATGGCTAAACAGTTCAATAGCCTGAAAGAAGAATATGGCGATGACTTTACTAAGAATGCTAAAGAGATTCTTACCAAGTTAAAGGAAAGTCCAGGAACATCCCTAAAAGATGCTACTAGATCTATCCTCCTTGATAAGTTACTCAAAGGAAGTCTTACTAAAGGAATCAACAAAGGAAAACAAATAGCGAAACAAGAAGTCGCAGAACAAGTAGAAACTGTTAAAAAGACAGACACAAAGTCCCTTCAAAATGAGTTCGATAAACTCTCAGCAGACGAGCAAGAATCAATTCTGCTCGAGATGCAAAACAAAGGGCAACTATAAAAATTAACAGAAAGATAGTAACATGGGAACATTAACAGCAAATACAACAGCCTCACTATCTAATCTATTGCCTTCATTTTACGATAAAGTTCTTTTAGAGACTTTCGATAAAACAGTAAGATTTCAACAGTTCGCTCAAAATAAGAGCGTACCTAGAGATATGGGTAAATCTGTAACTTGGAACCGAGCAACTCGCTTAGGACTAGGTTATAAATTGACTGAAGGAACACGTCCATCAAGCACAGCATTAAGCACAGTGCAAATATCAGCTTTAGTAGAGCAATATGGACAATATGTAGCCTTAACAGACTTCATTGACTTAACATCAATAAACGACGTAACTAAAATGGCTGTTTCAAGATTAGGTAAGAGTGCAGGTGAAACAATCGATACAGTAATTCAACAAGCAATCATCGAGCATGCTAACCTAACAGCAGTCTCAGTAAACCATTACGTAAAACAATCAGCTCAACAATACTTTTCAACAGCACAATCAGCAGCACAAAGTGTTAACGCAAATTCACTATTAGCAGTATCAGACATAAACGCTATTACAGCTAAACTTCGTGGATACGACGTACCAGGATACGACAAATCTGGATCATACGTTGGAATCGCTTCAGAAGAAGTGTTAAAAGGATTGAGAAATGATAGTACATGGCAAAACTGGAACCAATACAA